TTGCTTATCTCTCTGGTGATTTTTGAGGCTATCAGGCGAGGCTGAATCTGCTCTGCGTAGGCAACAGCAGCCAGTGCAGTAGCAATAACCCTATCGTCCTTGCCACGGCCAGGAGCGCCCAGGAAGCCGTTGTCACGAACGATGCCTTTCATCTCTTCCAGCAAGTCCATGCTGTAGATGCCCATCATCTCCCGCTCAAAATAGTCTTTCATGTAGTTGAGCATCCTCTCCTTGGTAGAAGAGGTAGTCAGGTAGCCAATACTGTTGGAGATGCCGCCTAGCGTGTCGTTCCTGCGCCAGATGTAGTTCTGCATAGAACCCAGCACATCTAGCAGGCCATGCCCCACAGGACCGCCCATAGAACTTGCCATGCGTTTGAGGTTACGTATCTCGTTGATGACAGCCTGACCTGGGCCGTTGACTTCAAGGTTAAGCGTAGAGTTTTTGTAGGCACCAGCCAAGTGTGCGATGACCCACGCAAACTGGTAGGTGTTCATCTCGCTGGTAGCAAACTCTGCTACTTGGTCAAGACCGTCAGCATAGCATCTGAACACTTGTATGCAAAATCTATCTGCCCAGTCGGAACTTCCGTAGGCTGGGTCGGCTCCAATAACGTAGTAAGCTGAGTCAATGGGCTGCTCCCACACGCGAAGCGTGGACAGTCTCTCTGTACTTCTAAGCACCTCGGTGTCTTGGAACAACTGACCAAAACTGTAGCGGTAGTCTTCATGGTCCCTCTTCTTACTTTGCTTGGCAGCTTCCGTACACCTTGTGTGTGAGAAGAAGCTAGTGCCAGTCATCACAAAAGCATAGTCCTCAGTAGGTGGGAACTCCTGATACATCAAAGTCTCATCCTTGATGCCCTCGTGCATCTTCCACCGCCACCAAGCCATCTGCCTAGAGTTGATGTCAACACCGTACATCTTCTTGATGTCTTTGACCCACTCCTTCTCCTCTGACTTGAGCTTGCCATCCCAGTACACCTTGTAGATCTGGGAGTCACCAGCAACAGAGTAGAACTCGTTACGCCACCAGCCACAGAAGATTGCCCTCTGCGTCTTTGCTCGCTTGGCAGTCTTGTACATATCGTGGAACATGTTGAAGCCCTGTGCGGTACTTTCAAACATGTAAAGCCGCTCAGGGTTCTTCTCAGCAAGAGAAGCAATCAGAGAAGCTAAGCCCTCTTCGTTTCCCCAAGATGCTGTCTCTGTACCGTGCAGATAAGTAATAGCTTTACCTTGCCCCAGACGAGACTTATTTCCAGCAATCTGGTAGAAAAGTCTTGACCTGTTTTTAAGCACCATCTGGTTACGGTTATGCGCCACCAGAGGAATCTTGTACTCTTTAGGTAACCCCTCCATGTACATGGCAAGGGTTGACCTGAACATATCTCTGTTCTCTTCTGTATCCGCAACAAGCGTACCTTGCCATCCTGGGTGGGTGAACTGCCAATAAAGGTCAAGCGCCAAGGAAATAGTCGTGATACCCAACTGCCTGCCTTTGAGGATAACAAAGAAGTGAACATCCTCATCTAACCCTTTCTGTATCTCCTCCATCACGTACGTCTGCGTCCCCAGCAACGTACCCATCTTCTTCAAGCCCTCCTCCTTCGTCTCAATCTTGAGTTCAGAGCAGAACTTGTAAAACTTCTTCAGATCAAAGTTCATCTTGTTTTCTTGTTTTCAAAGTTGTCCAGATTCCAGGCAATGATGTCACCAGAGACAACCTTGTTCTTGGCACAGCGAATAAGCTCGTTGTAGAAGACATCTGAGTACTTACCCTTCCACTCAGCAGCCAGCACACGCTTGGCCTTGGGGCTAATGCACGACAAAGCCCTCTTCAACTCCCACTGCAACCTCTTGCGAGTAGCGTATAGCTCTGTCTGCCACCGCATCTCCGTATCCAAGTCTGTAGCCATCTGACGCTGCCTCCTGCACTAACCCCACCAAACACTTCTCCCTAGCCTGAGCGTAGACAAGATGAGACATCAGCAGACGACAAGTCTCCCGCAACTCCTCCTCATCCATCCACAACAAAGCAGTCACCTCACCCTCCACACCCTTACTTCGTCACCCTCAGTCCTGGCCTCAAACCGGCAACCCAACCTCTTACCAGCCCTGTAGTTAGCGTTCAACACCTTAGCCCTGGCAGACACAGGAACCACAAAGCTATCGCCCACATCCATCTCCTCATAAGGGTAGGCATACACCACCCGAGGATGCGGCATCCCTCTACCCACTTCTTTCTCTATCGCAGCTATCGTCATCTCTACACCTCTACGTATAACCATATCCTACACACAAAAAAAGACCAGCACAAGGGGCTGGTCAGATGACCAGACCAAACCGAGGCTGGTCTAAGCGGGGGGTGATTCCCTGATTGAAGTGGCAACTGCAATCAAGAGCAGTCTACCAAAAATATGAAATTTTTTATGGGGGGTGCAATGTGGGGGGCACACCCTACACCCTCCCAAGACCCATCAACAGGGCCACAGGGCGCTGATCTGAGCATGGAGTGAGTGCTTACATCCCAAACCCAATTGTGAGCACTGACTAACGTCAAGGCCATGTCATCGGGCTAGGTCTGTCAACCCCTAACCTGTCCCCTAGGGGAATTCCCCTATATAACAATCCGCTATGGCGGGAGGTGGAAACCTATCACCTTTTTCTATTGTCCCTAGAGCTACCCTTTAGACTACTAAGTTAACAACTACTAACATTCACTTTAGACAATAGGAGATAGACACATAGTCTATAGTCTATCGCAAGACCTGTACCTAAACACACTAGGGAATCTACCTAGAAAATAATTGTTGACTAGGTGTAGATTCATGTTACACTGTCTTCACTGCTCAAGTAGAGCAGCATCCTAACTTCAAAGGTTGTTACCATGACAAAACTTAGATTAAATCAAGATGCTATCGACTACTGGCCTGAAGATGAAGCCAGCGTTAGCGCGGCATTGGGGCTTGAGTTGTTCGAAGAAGAAGGTCAAGCCAGCTATCACCAGTGGCTAATTCGTGAGCGTCGCGTAATCGCTAACGTCTTCGACAATGACCAGTCGCTCATTGACCGATTCATGGCTAAATTTAACGCCATGACTGCACCATCCACTAACTTGTATTTCTGAGGAGGTTTCCACCATGTCAGACAAAACCTATAACGGATGGTCTAACTACGCCACTTGGCGTGTCAACCTTGAGATGTTCGACGGCCTCACGCCTAGCGACATTACCGGCAGAAACTTGCCCTCCGTGTCCGAACTTAAAGAGGCTTTGCAAGAGTGGGCAGAGCAAGCTATCGAAGCTAGTAGCTCAGAAGGTCTAGCCCGTGACTATGCCCTAGCATTCTTGTCAGACGTTGACTGGTGGGACATTGCCAACCATATGCTGATTGATTACTACACAGAAGAGGATATGACAATTCCAGAAGAGCTTTGGAAGTCCGCGATAGCCTAACCATACCCTACCCCTTGCCTGGGGGTTAAAAACGCCCCTAGGCCCGTTTAAACCCGTTTGAGGAGCATTGTTATGCAAGAACCCCGTATGGAAACCACTAAGCGCTTTCCCCGCACACTGGCCGAGGCTTTCCCCCGAGAGTACCCCGACCAGTTTTACATGATGCAGAGGCACAAGCCCCCACACTTCCACCCTGACCTACCCGTAGTCATCGTGTGTGTGTTTGCTGCTGGCTTTGTAGTGGGCCTACTTGTAGCAGGGGCTTGACAAGTCCCCACGCGCTCGGGTAGAGTCCCCATCGTTGTCGTCGTGGTCAACAGATGAAGCCGTTTACTCATGCCTCGCCCCGTTATAGGGGAACCACGACGGGGCAGTAGTAAGCGGCTTTTTTGTTGTCCAGATAACCGGGGGCTTCACCCACCCCTTGCTGCGGTTCAGCCGACCAATGCAGATAAACGTGACGAGTCTGGCGTGTGTCTCCTGGGTGAGCATCCCTCGGGGCAGTGAAAACTGGAGCTATCAGCAAGGCAGTTGCCCCAATGATGGTTAGTCTAGATAAACGAGAGGCTGTGTCCCCTGTGGATATCACAGTGGATAACTTACCCACAGGTCGCTCCTCGGGTGCTTGTGTTGTGCGCGATAGAAAATAGAAAAGGATGTTTCCGTGACTTGGCCCTTCCCCCCATTCCCTAACCCCCTAGACCGAGAAGTTATCAACGCCCTCAAGCTGGCGCAAGACGCGCTGCACATGGCTACGCTGCCTTTCCCGATTGATGAGGTGAGGACGC